CCCCGGTATTTATACCTGAGTTGTGGTCCGACGAAGTGGTTGCTGCTTATAAAAGCAATCTGGTATTGGCTAATCTGGTAACCCGGATGAACCACAATGGCAAAAAAGGCGACACGATCCACATTCCGAAACCTACCCGTGGCGCAGCATCATCAAAATCAGCTTCAACTCAGGTTACGTTGATTGCCGCGACGGATACGGAACTCACCGTTTCCTTGAACAAGCATTACGAATACAGCCGTATGATCGAGGATATCCTTGACAAGCAGGCTGTCACTTCGATGCGTTCTTTTTACACTGACGACGCGGGTTATGCGCTTGCCAAACAGGTTGACACCGACCTGTGGACGCAGACGTATGCGCTTCAGGGTGGCGATGGCGCTGCTGCTTACCATGGAGACAAAGCAGTTATTGGGTCAGATGGCTCTACGCTGTTCAGCGCTAGTCAAGTGGGCGTTGCAATCGCTGATGCAGGTTTGCGTAAAGTTATTCAGACGCTGGATGACGCAGACGTGCCTATGGAAGATCGCTTTTTAGTCGTTCCTCCAGTAGAAAAGAAAAACCTTACTGGTATTGCTCGTTTTACGGAACAGGCGTTTACTGGTGAAGTTGCCGGGAGCAACACGATTCGCAATGGTTTGATTGGAGATCTGTATGGTATACCCGTATATGTTTCTTCGAACGCACCGACGAATAACAGTGCCCGCGCTTGTTTTCTTGGACACCGCTCTGCCGTAGTATTGGATGAACAACAGTCAGTACGTTCTCAAACTCAGTACAAACAAGAGTATCTTGGTGACTTGTTTACCGCAGATACGATTTATGGTACTGGAGAACTGCGGAACGACGCCGGTATTCTCATCGCAGTGCCGACATAAAAACCAAATTAGGGGGGCTAACGCCCCCCTCTTTTTACTTTAGAGGAGAAAAGGTATGTCCCGTTTATCAGGAATGACAGCTTCAGCGGCTTGGAATATTGGTGATTTGGCGTCTGGTGCCGAGGCTTCTACTACGATTGCTGTAGCCGAAGCTAAGATGGGCGATTTTGTACTTGTGTCAAGTGACATTGATTTGGAAGAAGGTAATCTTTATGCCCAAGTTAGTGCTGCGGGGACCGTTGAAGTGATTTACATCAACAGTGCAGAAGACCCCAGCGACTTAGCATCAATGACGGTGAGAGTCAAGGTAATCCCTTCAGACATAATTTAAACTTAAGGGGGCTTAACGGCCCCCTATTTAAGGGGAACTAAATGTCAGCTTCTGCTATAACACTACTGGATGTAGTTAACAAAATAATGATTCGTTTGCGTGATCAAGCGGTCACGAGTATCACCAGTACCATAGAAAGCACTGGAGGCACCCCTGCGTATACCGATACGGTTGTTCGGCTAATTAACGATGCTCGAAGGGAAGTTGAAGATTGCTTTAATTGGACTGCCCTACAGCAGACCATCACGTTGACTACTGTCTCGGGAACCAAGTTGTACAACTTAGAGAACACCACGGCAGAGGTTTACAGTAACCAGCGCACACGAGTCCTAGACGTGTACAACACAACGACAGACGCCCGACTAATTTCCCGTCCGTTCGACTGGGTGCGGAAACAGAGTCAAATAAGTTCCAGCACAAATCAAGAGCCTTTCGCTTATGCAGTTGCGGGATACAATGCAAGCCAGACTATTCAGTTACAACTTTTTGAAACTCCTGATGCTATTTATTCTATAGACGTCGAGTGCATTATTCCGCAGGAAGATCTTACTGCTAATACTGATTACTTTAAAGTTCCGTGGTATCCAGTGTATCTTCGCTCGCTCGCGCTGGCTATTAGAGAACGAGGCGAAGACGAGGGCGAGCAAAGCTCTGAAGTTGAAGCCGCGTACAGGCAAGCTATTGGTAATGCCATCGCATATGAGCAGCAGCACAAGTGGCAAGGCCAGGGTGGCGGCGATTGGATCGTTTTAGGAGACTATTGATCTATGTCCAGTCAACTTAAATCGCTAGTTATCCGCGCTCCGGGTATGTATGGACTTAATTTTGAAGGTGAGACATACCAAGAAGCTCCTGTATTTGCGGAGGTTGCAAACAATATTTCCTACGATTCTTCGGGACGGATAGCAAACAGGAAGGGATTCAATCGGCTAACAACCGAATCAAATGCTCTTGGATACGCTAGTCTCGGTTCTGATCCACTAACATCAGAAACTACCGCAGGAAAAACGGGTAGGGTCACTGTTGTTCATTCTACTCACGGTAGAGCTACGGGAGACTTTGTAACAATTAGTGGTGCTACCGCTGTCGGCGGAGTGACTGCTGCTCAACTAAATATTAGAGCAAAGATTACCAAGGTTAGTGCTAATAGCTACACTTACTACACCACGGGAACGGCGAGCTCTGCTGTAGCTGGAGGGGGATCTAACGTAAAAGTTAAATTTGAACCCAAAGTAGAAAAGTTATTTATGTATAACTACAGCGGCGGGGAAATGTTAATTGGTGTAGTTAATCAACAGGGTTCGTATAAACTATACGAATCTGCATCCCCGTATACCTCGTTTACAGATCGTACCGCATCACTTAGTTTTTCTAGCACTGATTTTCAGTTTCAAAACTTTAACGACAAGTGTATTGGAGCATTAGCTGGCTCGACTATGTTATCTAAATCTGGTGCAGGCAATTTTGCAGCAATAGCAGCGGCCCAGAAAGTATATACGGTAGCTACTACAAGTGTAAACACAGACAGAGACACGGTTACGCTGGGAACCCATAGTTTAGAAGTAGGCGATGAGGTTAAATACGCGGACGCCGGGGGAACTACTTTGGCGGGGCTTACTGATGCTACAGTTTATTATGTAATTCCTATAGACGTATTCACTATTAAACTAGCAACAACGAGAGCCAATGCTGTAGCTGGGACAGCTATTAATTTAACGGGTACGGGGAACAATTCTCAAACTTTTACAGAAACAGTTGCAGCAGGGACAGTGCCCACAGGCGGAATCGTACACAGCGCATTCGGGCGTTTGTGGGCGCAGAAAAGTAACTCCGGGACAAATCAAAATGTGATTGCGTACTGCGCGCTTAAAGACGAAACCAACTGGGGGTATATACAGGGTGGGGAGGTAGATGTTCTAGGCACGTTCACTGCTATCCAGGACGGCTACGACGAGCTGGTAGCTATCAGTTCGTTTGACCGTTACCTTGTAGCGTTTTTGCGCAACAGTATTGTCGTTTACCACAACGCAGACGATCCGATTAACTTAGGGATTAGTCAGATCATCTCTGGTGTAGGTTGTGTAGCAAAGGGGAGCATCCAGCAAATTGGCGACGACGTATACTTTCTGTCGGCTACGGGCGTTAGATCACTACGACAAACTATACATACCGGAGATAAAGCAGAGCTTCAGGAAATTTCAACTTTAGTACGCACTACCCTGTTAGCAGACACGATTGCTACACCCAGCACGTTGTATAAAATAGACTCTCATTACGATCCAGAAGAAGGTCAATACTGGTTGAAGTCCCCTAGTGGAGCTATCTGGGTATTCGACATGCACTCATTAACTTCTGAAATGCCTATAAGAATCACTAAATACACTGACACCCTGTGGGATAGTTTTGCGTACCACGAAGGGGAGTCATACATAGGCGCTTGTGGGATGATTGGGAAGTACAGTGGTTACTACGACGATGCCCCAAACGACAATACAAAATACACATGTACTTGGATATCAAACCCCGTGGACTTTGGTACATCCACATTAAAGTTCTTGAAGAAAATTACAGCAACCTTGACGGGTAATACTACCGATACTGTGTATGTAACCTACGAATTTACTGAGGGTGGGTCTGGTGAATCAAAGTTTGACCTGTCATTAATACGGGGAGCAACCAGAACTGCGCCAGTAATAGGTGCAGTAGGTGAGTGGGGATCGTCTGAATGGTCCGTCGAGGAATGGGGTGGAGGTTCTTCTACTGTGTTTACGGTGTCGTCCTCTGCGGCTCACGCCGGACGCGCACTGAAGTTAGGGACACGCTTTAACTCTAGCGGCTTTTATATTGCAGTTGAACAATTATCGTTATTTTTAAAACTTGGTCGTGAGGGAAGATAGATGGCTAATTATACTCGCGTAGAAAACTTTACAGCTAAGGATAGTTTAGATTCTGGTGACCCAGAAAAAATTATTACTGGTGCAGATGTAGATTCTGAATTCAATGCTATCGCTACAGCAATCACCTCAAAGCAAAATTCTCCTGGTTCTATACCAGCAGGAACTAAAATGCTATTTATAGAAGCCGCTGCTCCTACTGGGTGGACGCTTGTAACTACTTACAATTCTGTAGTGCCACTGATAAAAAGCTCAGCAGGTACGGTCAATACTGGGGGAAACTGGGGAATTGGAAACACAGAAATCACGTTGAACTCTCCCAACCACACTCATGATCACAGCCATACTCATACCCTCCCCAACCACACGCACAGCGATGGTACTTTGCAAGTGACGGTCGGTGCTTTTAGTGGGAATAAAGATACTGGCAATGATGCCGGTAATATGCCCAACGCCACTAACTACACCGAAAATGTATTTGGTGATACCGGAAATCCAAATAATTTACCAGCTTCAGGTGCTGCTAGCGTTGCCGCGACAAGTAATACTTCCGTTAGTATAACCAGAACCGGGACTATGACTGATGGTAATTGGCGTCCGGCTTACGTGGACACCATCATATGTTCTAAAGACGCGTGAAGACTAATACTGTTACACCCAAGAGATATAAGAATGCTTTTAATTGCAAGAAGTGTCCTCAATCTAGCGACGAAGACGGGTGCCCCGTGTGGTGGGAACAGTTGTGGAAAGACAACGCAACGGGTGAGGAAGTTATAAACAAAGGGTGGGG